GCTTGTTTGTCATTGCATTTCCGTTCTCGGTTGCTGGATCAATAGGTGCTGGTTGTGGTTTTGGTGGTAAAATAGCCTCAATATTCTTGATATCTAGTGCATCGTACATTCTTCTGTACGCTTCATTCACATTATGTATCTCTGGAGCGGCTTGAGCTAGTTGTAATTGTGTCTGAGCCAGTGATAATCGCTGTGCCATAGAGAAAATGTTAGGATCTGACACTGGAAGTATGTCAACACGACCATCAAAGTCGGCTTGCATGGTCTCTGGAGGTACATTTCCAACAAAATATGGGTATGGAACTGGATTTTCACTAAAAATTTCGGCTAACATGCGAAATTCTTGCTTTTGAGCGTAATGTAAACGCTTATGTATGCTTGAAATTATCTTAGAACCTTGTTCAATCAAGGCAACTGTTGTTCCAACTGGTGCTTGAGAGTTCACATCTGCAACTTTTGCGTCTGCAACTTGTGCAAAACGTCTACCAGAGTCAACAACAACACCTAAAAGTTGTGCTAATGTAGCTGATGGCTCTTTATATGGCAGTGGGATGATGGAATTTTTGAGATCTCCGCCTGGGACATCGATATCTCTGAACTCACCAGGATTAAGAGGCTCGTCATCATTACGAATACGAACACCCCTCGATTTAAAACCTGCTGGAAGATTTGATAAAGTACCTGCATCTATTAATTGCCTCAATATTGATGTGGCTGCACGAGACAAACCACCGATTGTATGTAGTAATCCAAGACCATAAAACCCAAAACCGGGTAAAAATTTAAAATGTACGAAATGTTGTATCTTTCGTCTTAGTGGGTCTTGCTCTCTAAAGTTTCTAGAAATCGATAGCACTTTTCCAGAATTTTGATCAATGGTGACAATATAAGGGAGCATAATCCCCGAAGGATTCCCCTGAATATCCATGTCTTCAAAACCTTCCAAGTCCAAGTCAACATGGCATTCCAGTAAGGTGTAAGAGTCATCAGAATAATTTGGACGTAATCCCAACAACTCGTCAGAACGCTCTTGAATATCTCCTTGGTTTTCGTCATAATCTGAACTAGATAGTTCGACATCTCTATATACTCCTGCTACTTGTAGTTTTCGAATATCATTATATGTCATTCTAACTACATGAGTAACCCTCTCTGCTGTTCTTAAATCACTAGCTGAATATGGTACAACCAAATCCTCTGCTGGTACAAACTTAGAAACGGCTCTCTGTTTTGTTTCATCAAAATAAACTTTTTTAAATGTAGAACCAGTTAACGGCAAATAAAATAACATCTGGTCTGTATCTGGGTCATACTCTTCCATGACCTCTGTTATTTGGTAATTCATAAAATCTTCTACACGCTGAGCTTGTGCTTCAGTTTCCGAGGTCGGTGCACCAAGGATCTGGGTCTTTACAGGTCCTCCACTTGGTAACATCTCCTTGTAACTTTGTGCTTGAAACTGGGTCACCGCTTCAGAGAGCAACGGATGAGTTACACCACTTGCTCCTAAGAAAGGTTCACTTCGGTCTTCATAATTGATCCCGAGTAACCCCAAACCTTTGGCAATCGCCTCTTCCCAATCTTCTCTAGACTCAATATCCTCACGGAACTTGGCTTGTATGTCTGATGATAAGTCTCCCAAAACTGACTCATCAAGAACCTCTGCGAGATTGGCATCATGTCTGTATTCTTCGGTTTCAATTTCTAGTGCCTCTTCTTCAGCAAGTTCTACACCCTCGGGTAAATCATTTAAAGTTTCTGGTAAATCAATTTGAAGACTATCTTCTTCGGGCATCATCTGCCCTCCTGCTCCCATCGACTGTTCTACCATACCCGCTATTTGTCTAGGTTCTATTGCCATTATGTGATCCTTGTGGTTCGTTTCTTTTCTGGAAGTAGTATGTCTGAGAATCTATTAGTAACAGTAAATCCTCCCATGACTTTTTTAGTAGGTTTGTTAACACCCTCTTGTATTTGAAGAAGAAGATCCACGCCAAACGGATCTAACTGCTTTATTTCATCTTTTGTTAAATACTTATCTAATTTATGTTTGCCAGTAAAACCGACTACTTTACCTTTTGATTTCTTTTTGCCTGCCATCAAAACACTCCTTTAAATGTTCCACCACGGTTTTTCATTATAGGGTTTTTTCTTATACTTTTTATTTTTTTACCCATCCCTTTACCACGCCTATTCTTTGGAGTGTTTATCAGATCTATCTCTATTTCTCTCAACGCTTTTCTTAGATCTTTAAATTCTGGTAGATCTATAAGTCTTTTGCCTGCCATTAGTACGTTCCTTTAAATGTTCCACCACGATTTTTCATTATGGCTCCACCCATATTTTTTTTCTTAACTGGTCTTAATGATCCAAATAGGCTATCTAGCTGTTTAATAGGGTCTCCACCAAATTTATCATCAAACTTTGATGTGATCGTTTTTTTCTTTGATATTTTTTCTGCTAGTTTACCTTTTGATTTCTTTTTGCCTGCCATTAGTAATATTCCCTTGCTCTTCTTGGATACCAATTCTCTGGGATTTCTTCACCTTTTAAATCGATAAAGCCACCTTGTCTAAAACGCATGATAGCCATTGTCATACTATCACAATAGTCATCATGATCTCCATTCGGAAAAGATGCAACCTCTTCTATCACATCCTCTGCAAATTTTTCCCCTTCAGGATACCATACTTTACCAGATTCGAAAATAGGCGACACAATATGCATTCTCATAGTTTTATCTATACCCCCACCACCTCTTCGTCTGCCAGGACTAAATGTAGTGACAGGCAGATTCAATAGTCTTAACTCGTCTGCCAAAGGTTGTCCACTTGCTTTTGCCTCAATCAACATCATATCGGGTTCCCAATATTCATTTTCTTCTATCGCAATCTGCTTCAACTCTGGAAAACTCCATCTGCCTTTTTTCGCATCTAACATTATCAAATGTTGATCACCATCTTCTTTAGGCTCAAAAACTCCCCAAGTTGTAATCGCACTATAGTCGGCAGTCTCTTTTTTACTATAAGCCGTATCGTAACTTTGAATTATATAATCTAGTCTCGGTGTATCGGGTCTCTCCCATAACTGCCACCAATCCCTCTTGATCATTGCAACGGCTTCCGAGGTCGGATTTTGTTGCCACTGTGCGTTCCACTTGACCGGGGACAGTGATGCCTTGACCTTTAACAATTCATCCGTTTGCCAAAACTCGGGCCATAAAGGTTTATCATTCGGTAGTATCGCTGGGAATTCTATAACCTCCCATTGATCTGCCATAGCATCCATTGCCATATTCTGTATTAAACGACCTGTCAGATCTTTCTTCGACCATCTTGTCTGCACAATGATGATGGTTCCCCCCGGTTGTAATCTCTGCCGTGGACCAGAAGTATACCACTCATATGTATTATCATAAGCAACCGTGGACAATGCATCTTGTTCCGAGTGTGGATCATCAATGATCAACAAATCGGCACCACGACCAGTCATTGCTGCACCCACCCCCGCTGCAAAATATTCCCCGCCTCGGCTAGTCTCCCAACGACCTGCCGCTTGGCTATCCTGTTTCAAGTCCGTCTTGGGAAAGATCTCTGCATAAATGGGATCGGCAATAAGATCACGGACTTTCCTTCCAAATCTTACAGCAAGTTCCGTGTTCATGGTAGCCTGTATAATTTTTAATTTAGGATTACGGCCCAAGAACCACGATGGCATTAAATATGACGCTAATTCTGACTTCGAGTGTCTAGGTGGCATGTTGATTATCAAACGCTTCAAGTTACCCGATGCAATGTCCTCGAGCTTTTCTGCAATAATACGATGATGTCTGCCCTCTATAAATCCCTCGTATACATGTTTAGCATAGGCAAGAAATTTAGTTTGAGCTAGTTCTCTGGTTTCAAGTCGTCTCTTCTGTTCTTCCAGTAACAGAACTTCTTGTAAAACGTCTTTTGGTAATACATCTAGATTCATGCCCAAACAATAATATATTTAAATGAATTTATCAATCATTGTAATTATTAGTATATAAGTTACCCTTGCCCCGTGTTTTAGGGGGGTGCCCCCTCTTGTAACAGTAAAGTTGTTTACCTTTTTGTTTTAGTAACCCTTTAAAACATTAGCTTCGCAAGCTCCACTAATAAATGCTATCGCATTTATAGTTCTGCTAACAAAGCTAATGTTTTCCGAAATTTTTTTAGGGTTGCAAAAATGTCACACTCTGTGACATTTTTACCACAGGCCTTGGATCAGAAAACTTGATAGGTAGTATCAAAAAATATAATAACAATCTGCTTTACTTATGGGATTATCTAGGATACAATGAACTTGGGAATAATCCCTTAACCATAGCCAAGGAGGACACTATGTCTTATGCTATACAAGATGCAATCGAAGAGTGCATCGATGAGAGAATTGCCTCTCAAATTGAAGATGCTATCGATGATAGCACAGAAGTTCAATCCATCAAGGGAGATCTTGAAGAAGTTCAATCTGCGATCTCAGACTTAGAAGCTAAGTTTGATGGTGACTTTGCCGATGTGGTTACTCAACAAGTTATTAAAAACTTGACCACAAAATTGGTTAATTCTCTTGATGATGGTTACGTCATGGTCAAGAAGTCTTATCTTAATGAACTACAAACCAAAAAGGAGGAGGGCTAGAACTGGGGGCGAGAGCCCCCTTTTCCCTTTATAAAATATGGAAAAAGATTATAAATTAATGTATTTAAGAGGCGAGTTAATTGGTCTAAAAACTGCAATGGTTGAATTAAAAAATCATGAATTAAAATTGACCGAGGAAACAATAAGACTTGAAAATAAAATAAAAGAAATGGAGGAAGAAAATGGATAGACAAAGAGAACTAGAAGAAGACTGGTGGTATCATTACAATGCTAAATGTGATTACATTGCAGAACTCAAAAAGGAACATGAAGATCCTTATTGGGACTGTGATCACAAAGGAAGAAAGCCAGATCATCCAGATTATGAAAAAGATTAATCAAGTTTCCTTGGTGGAAAGGGAGAGTTTCGGCTCTCCTTTTTTTATTTATTTTAAATGTTTAAAAGTCAAGATCGCAAACTTCTTAAAACAAAAGCCTCGCAAGGCTCGTTTTTGTTTTTGTCAAATTTTTTTTGGGTTGCAAAAATGCAACAGTGTTGCAAAAATGTCACATGTCAAACAATAAGATTTGATACGCAATATCATAAAATATGATGCAAGAACCCTTC